CTGCATCACCAAATTGAATCTGTTCATTTGCATCAACAAAAACAGTGTCTTTTAAATTAACCTGTGAACTTGTTAAAACAAGTTTATCAGTATTATTAATTCTAAAATTTGTTTGTGTAGGTGTATTTAAAATAAATACATTTGATCTTGCTGATAATTCTCCTTGATTACCTGAACCATCATTGGCTGTAAATTTTATAGTTCCAATATCATCAGCACTTCTTCCTTTAACTAATATTGCATTAGCAGAAGTATCTGCTTCTACTCTGATTTTACTATTAAACTCAGCAAAACCTGAATCTGACATATCAAAATGTAATGCATTTATTTCTGAACCACCGTCGTTACCTTTAAGAATTAAATCACCATCGCTTATAGATGATTTTATAACTGCACTATTAGTAGATTTACTAACACGCATATATTCAGTAGCGCCAGTATTGTATGCTACTATGCCATTATTAGCGTCTAAAAAAATAGTAGAAGCACTGTCAAGTGTGGTCTGATTACTTGACGCAATGGTTAAATTTGTACCATCACCAGATATGTATTCATTTGGATCACCTAGTTCTAATCTTTTACTAGCACCTAAAATAACTTTGTCATTGAATGTAGCAGCACCTGCTTCAGACATATCAAGAGTTAGTGCTGTAATAACAGCACCACCATCATTACCTTTAAAAATAATATCTTTATCAGAGATTGAAGACTGCATCCCAAAATCTCCGCTAAAATTAGCAAATGTACCTATTTGTTGTCCATTATCTTTAAAAATAATACTATTAGTTTCAGCGTCTAAAATAATGTTACCAGGTGAGTCTATAACAAAATCATTTGAATCAGCCTTTATAACCTGGCTTCCTGTTCCATCGGTGTCTGTAATAGTTATTTGTGGGTCAGATGATGAAAGGTGTAAAAGAGTTGAAGGACTTGATGTTCCGATACCTAAATAACCATTAGTACCAAATCTTCCATACTCAGTACCATTTACTTTAAAACCTAAAGCTGAGTTAGTTCCATCAGTACCAATAAATCCTACGCCATTACCAGAATATGGAGATTCAATTAATATTCCTCTTCCATCAGTATCTTTAACTTTTAATTCTGAAGCTGAAGAATTATTTACTCCAATAACAGTTAATCTTTCAGTTGGAATACCACCAATACCTACTTTATCATTTCCAGCATTAACATGAAGCATATTAGCGTTGTTAACGCTTTCTACTCTAAAATCTGTATCTACACCATCATCATTGATTACAGTTTCCGTAGTTGTAATAGTTTGTGCAACTAGACTTCCTGTCTTAAGTCTAATACTTGCACTTTCTCTATTGTTAATTTCAAAATTTCCACTGGTATCTACAAATATACTTGATCCATCACTTGCACCTGAACCTGTGCTAGAATTAGTAAGATGAACATAAGTTCCAGGAGCTACTGTTGAGTGAACATGTAGTGTGTCTCTAGCAGGACTTGATGTTCCAATACCAACTCTATCATTAACCGCGTCTACATATAGAGTATCTGTGTCAATGTAAAAATTTCCATTATTTTTAAATTCAGATCTTAAGGTATTGTTTGTATAAATTCTTATATCAGCATTGTCTCTTGTATTAATAATAAAATCACCTGATGTTCCTTCACTCAATAGTGATGTACCTGTTATTGTTCCAGGATTACCATTCAGATGAACATATATATTTCCAGGCCCTGATTTTTTATATACATTTAAACCTGTATAAGAACCTGATGTAGTTCCTATACTTACTTTTTCATTTGTGGAATCCACATCAAAAGTGTCTGTGCCAACTGTTAAGTCTGCGGGTAAAGTTACATTGTTACTTGCATCTTCAATAACTGCTTTCGAAGCAGGAAGAGTACAAAATACATTTTTAGTACCTGCTGAAAAATTGACTAATGCATCTGAATTAGAAGAGGAGATAACTGTAGTTCTAGCTAACTGACCTGCAGAAACAGTTCCAAGACCAACTTCAAACTCCGCTGTATTAGGAAGTTCTATTGCATAATACGTTGTATTAGTATTACCAATAGCTGAAGAAAAAGTCTCAAACCCTGTAACAGCTCCGTCTAAAGTAAGCGTACCTGTTCCAGTAGTCGTAGATGTCTCTTTAACTCTGTCGTTAACTACCAATGCCATTAATTAATCCTCTAAATATTACGCGTCACCTAATCTAATAATCGCAGCAGAATCACTAGCAGCTGGGAATGCAACAGTAAAGTCTCCATTTGTAGAAGTTTTATCTCCTCCAAAATCAAGAACCAATACTGCTTCATTAGAAGTATTTTTGTATATCAAACCGTATCTTGCAGTAATTGTTGCTGATGTCCATGTTTCATCAGCAAAGTCAACGTATGCAATATTAGATGATATAGCTACTCCATTATTAGTTAGTGCCTGTCCACCTGCAGCATAACCTGTTCCAGATACTTCATTCGTAGCACTGTACGAAGTTGTAGCTGTAGAAAAAGACGCTGAAGATGTATACAGAGCTAAATAAAAAGTACTTCCACCTGATGAATCAAAGTTGAAAGTTCCTTTTAAAAGATCTGTTTTAAAAGAGTCAGGTACTATATTAGCCATATTTTATCTCCTTAGTATTTCGATGGTGACTCAGATTTCATTGGAGTACGAATTGCACCATCTTGCCATTCGTCTCGGCGTCTTCTACCTTGTTGTTCGATAGAGTACGATTGTAAAGCTCTTTGATAAGACCCTTCGTAGTATTGTAACATATCTGCGGGTCCTTTCAAGTATCCGTATGCTTCTACCAGAGCAGCATACAAAAGTAAATCTTGATATTTGTTAGATACGTAAGTTCCTGTAGAACTAACGCTAGAATCAGTTAAACTTGTAGGCTGTTTTGTATAAGCCATAGTAATTTCATATGTAGAATCAGGTGTAGGAGCCACTACCCAATATTCAGCATCCCAATTAGCATAATACTTTGGAAGACCTGATTGAGTTGCTGGAGTATTATAATACTCAGACATAAAAGAAGTGTCTCTTTTTTCTAAAAATACTTGATTACCTGAACTGTCTTTTAATTGAATATATCTAATAAATCTTAAATCAGTTGGAATAGTTACATATCTATTTCCAATAACTAAGTTAGATGTTGCATAAAATCTATTATCATCAGAATCAGAATCTCTGTAAATTCTGTTTTCTGCATTCTTAATCATGGTGTTTAATACACCTGTAGAAAATACTGTGCTATCTACTTCAGTATAATCTCTAATATCATCTTGTAAGTTTGTTAAAGTGTAAGCCATATTATGGTGTTAACGTAACAGGTCCTGCTGTTACCGTCATTCCTCCTCCGTTTTCTGTTACTGTAGGTGTTGCACCTAATGTAAAAGTATATTTATCCGAATTTACTTTTGTTATAGCATAGCCAGCTCCACTTTCAAAGACCGTATATGCAACGCCTCCTGGACTTCCATTTACATTTCTAAATACAACAGTATCAGATGTGCTTCTTCCATGTGCAGGTTCAGTTACTGTAACTGTTGTAGAACCTGAAGTAAGGCTAAATGGATCACCAGGTAATAAATTTTGTGTAGCAGGTTCTGTTCTATCAGGTCTTGCATTAGTTAAACCTTGTCCATCTGATGGAGCAGGTTTTGGTTGAAGCTGTGGATGTTTAGATTCGTATTCTGAAACATGTACAAATGCACCATTCCATTCTTTTACCATTTCATTATATGGAAACTCCATACCAGATCTGTCTGATATGGCTCTTGCGTATTTACCTTTTGCTAGTTCTCCCATTATAATCCTTCATAGTAAGTTTTAGGCGTAATAAATGAACTAGTTGAAGAACCGTCTTCTTGTAATGCTCTTTGTAATTCATCTTCATACAACATTTTTAAAACTTGAACTCTTTCTGGTGCAAATTTGATTGCTAAATAATATGCAAGTCCTGTTACCATACAAGGTACAAATCTATAAGGTACATCTGCATCATTAGTATAGTCTCCTGCATCTTGGATTCTTTTTGCATAGTAATAATTAATTTTGTTACCAGCTTCAGATGTTCCAGGAGTTAAATATAAAGTGATTGTAATCTTATCTATAAATCTTTGTACAAAATATTGTGTAGGTACACCTGTTTCTGATTTGTTTGAAAAGGATTGATACTCTGATCTATTTATTTTTGTAAGTGGAAAATCTATATTATCTGAATTTCTGTAAGATGCTTCTAATACATCTTCTACACCATAAACTGCTGTTGCATCTGATGTACCATCAGCTGTTGATCTAAACATTGTATAAACAGATTGACCATTAACTAAT